ACAGGTTTAGCCCTCGTTGATCCTTGGTCCAAGATCGCTGCAAATTCGACCACGTGCCATTGATCAGCTTTCGCTTCTTTTTGATTTTGTAATAACTTACCTGTTAAATCTTTGTTTGACCATCTAGTCATAACTAAAATAATTTTACCACCTGGCTGTAAACGTTGCCTAGGTCCTGATGTATACCATTCGTAAGCAGACTCTAATGCTGTAGGCGACATTGCATCTTGCTCAGAATGTGGATCATCAATGATCAATAGATCAGCACCACGACCTGTGATCGCACCACCAACACCAGCTGCGAAGTATTCACCACCTTGGGCAGTCTCCCACCTACCAGCTGCTTTAGAATCTTCTTGTAATCTGGTTTTAAAAATTTTTGTATAATCTTCTGAGTCGATTAGGTTTTTAGCTTTACGACCAAATCTTACTGCGAGCTCGCCCGTGTGGGTTGCTTGAATGATCTTGAGTTTTGGATCACGGCCCACCATCCATGCTGGTAGGAGATAAGATGCAAATTCTGATTTGGTATGCCTAGGAGGCATATTAATGATCAAACGATTTATTTCACCTGTTGCTAATTTATTAAATTTATCTGCAATGTGCCTGTGGTGGGACCCCTCTATAAAATCGGGCCACATACATTTTACAAAAGATAGAAAGTCATCTTTAGCTTTATTCTGTATCTTTTTTTCAGCATGCATTACTTGCAACTGTTTAAACTGTCTACGAATATCTGAAGGTAGTTTACTTATATCTATATTATTTAATTCCATAAAAATTTTTTTAAAATTTTTTTTGCACTTTAAAGTGTTGAATATGTTTTTACCAGCTAAAGCTGTCTAAATCAAGCTATACAACCTAGAGTAGTGGGACCCCTTTACATATAAAAGGGGGGATGGGTTCGCGCTACAACCTGTGATTGAGATTTGTTTGGGACCCCTGGCGCGTTAGCGCCAGGGGGAAAGGTAAGGTGTTAATCTAATAACACCATATATGCTTCCGCGTTATGTTTACGAAACCAATTTATATCCGCTCGGACTTTGTCCCATAACTTCGACGCACCGTCAAAGCCTTTTGCTTTGTCCTCTAGTGTTGCGGTTAACTCGTTAATAAATAGTCTATCATGTTTGATAGCCTCTTCTTTGGTAAGCAGAATAGATTCACCATTAAATCTATTCATTCTTTTTTCTGTTCTTTCTTTTGTCATATATCCTTTCTTGTTATAGGATTATCCTACATCATTGGTCCTAGTGTTGTCAACCTTTATTTCCCAATTATACCAATTAGCATTTTCATATGGTTTTTCTTTTTTAGGGTCCTCGATCGGAGTTTCAAGAGCCTCGGTCCTTGGGTGCAATGCAATCTGTTCAGCCCAATATGTATTCATGAAATCTGTGTAACAACCTTGACTACAAAAATGGGACCAGACATTATCCTTGTTCCAATTATTGATTTTAATCTTACGAGTTCTCAAAACCTTTGAGCCCTTAACACCTCGGACTCTATCCTGGGTATGTTTTTCATGGCACTGTGGTCCATGACACCAATTATAGTCGCTCATAATTAATGCCTCACTTTCCAAGATGTAGTCGCAGTTCTATATCCCAATGCGTCTAGATCATAATAAACATAATAAGGCACACCTTTTTTAGTGTGTCCAAATCTGCATTTGTCGTTGTGTTGTCCTTTTCTTGTTATGTGTTTTTTGTGCTTACTAGCCCAATAAGTTATGTAGAATGTTTTTGTCATTTATACCTTTCTGTTATGTAAGGGATATTATAGGATATCCCTTACATTGTCAATAGTTAATTTAAACTATTTTGTTGTTCTTGCAGTATTTGTTTTGCAATCGCAATTTTTTCATCTCTAGTTTGTTCAACCTCATCTGTTAAAAGATCAGCTAAATTAGTTGGACTATAAATTGATAATGCCATTGAACTACTTTCATTCAATACACTTTCATTTAGTACAACACCTAATTTGTCAGCTAACTCTTTTGCTTGGTCAAAGTATCTGTAAGATTTTAAACCAAGTTTTAGTTTTTGCATTTTCTTATCTACATGGTCAAAAAGATTTTTGTGTGCAAGTATTACATTTTCTTTTGCAACCTCAAAAGATTTAAACCAATTATATTCTGCCTCATTAGTTTGAAACATACGAGAGTGACAATAACTTGTTCCAATAACAACAAGTTTAAAATCATTTTTCCATGTATCTTTTTGGAAATCTGATTGTCCACTCACATCATTACGAGAACCAAACCCTAAATACTTATCAATATTGCTTTCAGCATTATAATAAGTTGGATTTCTTTTTTGATAATTGTCGCCAAGTCTAACATCATAATCTGGGTCAAGACCTTTTGCTTTTATTTCATCACGATAGTAAGCAGTTAAAAATTCTTTACTTGCTTTGAACTCAACGTGAACATCATCATAGTTTTCAACAGGATTATTATTATAATCTGTGTCCATACGAGGTGTAGAGTTTTGAACGTGGAAACAATTATCATCATATAATCTTCCACCACTTTCGCCATACTTATTAACCATAGAACGAATTGTGTCTACATCTTCTTGTGGTTGATGAAATCTTACAAGAGTATTCATTTTAACTTTTGCTTGTTCTCTCATTAGATTGTAGTTTGTTATTGCGTCTTGATGTTGTTTCTTATATTTTGAATTACTTTCAAAATGATCTTGAAATACATCTGCAATTACCTTTCGCTTATCTGCGTTAAGGGTTTGTCTTTTTTGTTTTTCCATATTTATATTTCCTTTCATAAAAATTAATTTACACTATTGACAAAACATTGTCAAGGGATTATATAGGATATGTTAGCCTCATTTGTAGATTTATCGCTACTCAAAACTATAAATCTTCTGGGGATCTGCACCTACAAAAGCAGATAGGATTAGACGGTGCCGTAGGGTGAAAAGGTAAGACTTTAACCTGTACCGCCGTCCTGATCCCTGGTCCAATGGATACAGGCACAACGGTAAGCAGAAACTGTATCTGAGAATGTTGTGTTGCGCGATTGGACCTGGGATCAGTCAACGCGCCGCCGCCGCTAGATCACAGAGACTCTGGCGTTGGCTGGTCCACAGAAAGGATGTATGAACAGACAAAAAATTTTGATTGAGCACTGGCGCTGGCTGCAGGTTAACGGCACGAAGCAACAAGCCTCAAGCTGCAAGCGTCAAGCCGCAAGCTTGACAAGAAAGAATTATAATGATATCCAGGAGTATAAAGGAGAAAGAAATTATGAAAACAGATGAAGCGTTAAAAATTATAGGAGGCAGCCTGAGCAAGCCATCAAAGATGCCGGGCTGGTCGATAGGTTTACCTGCGAAGGAATGCAAAACCGGGTCCAAGCTCAGGAAGATAGAAGGCTCAACCTGCTATGACTGTTATGCATTAAAAGGTTGTTATGTGTTCAAGGTTGTTCAGGATGCACAGTACCGGAGACTGGCAGCTATCAAGCACCCGCAATGGGTCACAGCAATGGCACACCTGATCAACAGCAAGAAGCCGGACGTCTTCAGATGGCATGACAGCGGCGACGTTCAGGACTTAGACCACTTACAAAAAATTTACAGTGTCTGCAGGTTAACACCTTCTAAGCGTCACTGGCTCCCGACGCGTGAAGCATGGATCCAGAAGCACCTAGACAGCAAACCTGAAAACTTAATTATAAGATTCTCAATGCCAATGGTGGACCAGGCACCAGCGGGCAGCTTCGAGCACTACTCAACCGTGGTGAAGAGCGGCGCCAATTGCCCAGCTCCACAGCAAGACAACGAATGCAGAGACTGCAGAAATTGTTGGAATTCTGAAATTAAAAATGTATCATATGGAATTCACTAAAATGTTTAGACACCCAAAATATTATAAAGAATTACGCAAGCGTAATAAATCGGATCAGGCCATTAGCGACGAAGCTTCGACGGAAGCAACAAGCGTGCGCCCTGGTCCGGGCCAAAAGCAACAAGCTTCAAGCGCCAAGCATCAAGCTCAAAGTTTCAAGCGCCAAGCTTCTGAAGCCTCAAGCGGCAAGCATCAAGCCCCAAGCACAAAGGCTCAAGCTTAAAGCCGCAAGCAGCAAGCTCCTGGATCATGGATCCTGGAAAAAGTTTCACGCACCTTTGATCAAGGGACTCTACCAAGATAAATGAATTGTTAGGATGCTTCACATGGAAGGCAATTTGATGAGGTGAGAACGTCACCTTGTTACTCTTCGTAACTTTAAGCTCTACTGTAAAAAAGTGGCCGTTAGTATTATAACCCAGTAAGTCAGGAGTACCGGATAAGCTAAGATTCTCAAGTCTAATCCACGATATTTCAGGTATAAATTTCTTAACTTTTGCATATAATTTTCGCTCAGGATTCAAGGTAACTAGGGCTTTCTAATCCGATGTTTTAGGAGCGATAATTAACTTCTGCTTCGTAGGTTTCAATACAACACGAATAGAACTTTGTCCAATTATATTTGACTCTTGTACTTCAATTCTTTTTACTTCTTCTAAATGACCATTAACTTCCATATAGATAGCAGCATTGGAAACAGCATTACCTTTTTTGCCGTCCGTAAATTGGTTCAGATATTCCTGCAAATGTTTTACGTACATCTTCTAGTTCCTTTTCAAGTTGTTTTCTTTGTTGACCAGCCTGCCTACATTTATGCTGTAGAAATGTAACTTGTTTTTTAAGTCTTTCTATTGTTTCTTCTAAATCGTTAGGCCCTCTGTCTGTATTCATTATTGACTTTATAGGATAGTTACCTTAAAAAGTCAACTATGGGATTACCAAAAAGATTAACAGAAATGCAACAACGATTCGCTGAGTTTTTAGTATTCGGCGGACCAGACGGACCAATGACCCAAACAGAAGCAGCATTAGCTGCTGGGTATAGTCCAAAGCGTGCAAGACAAGAAGGTTCTGAACTTTGCAATCCTAAATTATCACCACTCGTTGTAAAATATATTGGTCAACTAAAAGAAGAAAGACTTAGAAAACATGAAGTGACTTATGAAGGTCACGTTGCAGAACTTGCTAGACTTCGTGAGGCTGCTTTAAAAAAAGGATCATTCTCTTCAGCAGTGAATGCGGAAGCAAACAGAGGAAAAGCAGCAGGATTATACATAGACCGGAAAATAATAAAAACAGGAAAGCTAGAGGACCTATCAGAACAAGAGCTAGAAGCAAAAATGAAACAAATTTTAGACGACTACGGACAGTTAATAAATGTAACTCCACCTACAACTTCTGAATCTTCTTTACCCACTGACGAGGAATCATCGTCCGATCCCCAAAAGTAATACCATCTTCATCTTTATCATAAGAGGCAAACATTTTAATTGAATGTTTATCTTTGGAATACAACCAACCTTCATTAACTGGTCTTGCTAATTTCATTTTATTAAATTCTTTTTCATTAGCCCAGCCAGAGTCACTTACGCAGTCGACCCACTCCACTCTGACTTTCTGAAAAGGTATATCAGGAGTTGTTTCTGTGTTGATAGCTTTACGTCTTTTTCTAGGCATACAACCTTATAATATAATACCCCGACACTTGACAGTCGATTTTGTATCCCAGGTAAACTTTTTTTCTTTTTTTCAGATTTACCCCTCGGAAGTATCGGGATCGTTATAAATCAACACTTCTAGCCTTCGCGCTACCCCTCGCGGACCCCTCGCAGAATCCATTTACCCCTCGGGGTTACCTCGAAAAAACAGCTCTTCTTTAGAATCATTCTAATCTGCAAGGCTATTTTTCAAATTTACCCCTCGCAAATCGAGCCCTACGCGAGGGGTAAAACCCCTTTTGCGAGCCCTAGAGTACAAGTTTGCCTGCCTTACTTTCGCCATATTTCTGCTCATATATAGCCTCAATCTTCATCATCAACTCAACAATGTACTGCTCTTCTAGCTTATCTACTTCTGCTAACGATCGCATTAAAATATCTTTCTGCCTTTTTATTGCCTTATTTTTTGTCTGAACTAGATCTATTCCCCATCTCGTCTGGTCTGTCATTAAACTCCTCTGCTTTCATTGGTTTTGTTTTTTCTTTCTCATCAAACTTTAGGTCATGATACATGTCCAATCGTTTAAGAAACTTATGTTTATACTGCCTTAATTCTGCCCCATCTACGACAAATTCTTGATAATATAGGTCAGGCGTGCATACCATGATAACTCCTTTTTGTATTGTGGAGTTGTGTACGTAGTCATGGGCCATGGCGTATGCTGCGATTTGCATATAATAATCTTCGATCCATTCTTTCTTCTTCGG